GGTGATGGTGGTCGCATTCAGGGTGAACGTGCCCGCGCTGGTGGAGACATCGGCGCCGAAGTCGTCGACGCAGACCAGTTCGTCAGCGGATGCCGCGCCGCCGCGGCGCTTGTAGTACACGGCCTTGCGTGCGGTGATGGTCGAGTTGGCCCAGGCGACTTGCGGGAAGGTGACGACCACGCGGTGGTTGGTCGTGTCCTTGGCGAAGGTCGGCACGATGGCCTGGCCACCCGCGGTGTAACCGGTGCCACTCACCTCGCTGGTGATGTCCGAGCGCTTGGTGTGCGCGCCCTTGTTTTCGGTGTAGCCCGAGCCGACCAGCATCACGTAATAGGTGTCGCCCTTGGTGATGCTCCCGGCCAGGACGTCGTCCAGGTAGCTGTCGTATGCGGTCGATGCCATGGCGGCCTTTCAAGATGGTCGAGATTCAGCGAGCCGGCGGCAAATGAATGCCAGCAGCTCGTCGTCGGACTTGCCGACTATTTCGTCAGGGGTAATCGCCACCGAGCCGGCCGGGCCGCGAACGATGACGAAGGTGGTGCCCGGCGCCGCCGCGTTGACGCGCACGTTGGCGAGCCAGGCGGCGGTCGCAGGCTTCATGGCTACTTGGCGGCGTCGAGCAGCGCCTGCAGATCGGCTTTCTTTGCAGCCGTGTCGAACGCGATGCCGCGCGCGGTCAGCTCGTCGCGCAGTTGGGCGACGTTCAGCTTGCCGTCTTGCTGCGGCTCCGGGGCGTCAGCTTCGAGCACCGCCGACTTCAGGGTGACCTTCGGCGGGTCTGCTGCTTCGTCCGAGCGGTCGCTCGTCACGTTCGCGTCGATGATGCGCAGGCCGGCCTCGCGGGCCAGTGCCTTGACGTCCTCGACGTATTGGAAATTCGGACCTGGCAGATACCAGATCGGCTTTTGTTCGTTGGCCATGGCGGCTCCCTGTGTGAAGCGGCCGGACCCCGCGAGGCCCGGCCGATGGCTTACTTGGCCGCGTCGCCGATGGTGATCACGCCGGCGGTGGCCTTGATGCTGGATGCGACCTTGTCCCAGTTCGAGCCGGTGGCCAGGGCAGCATCGGTCGGCGACTTGCCACCGTTCGCTTCATCCCAGGTGTAACCCTTCAGGGACAGACCGAACGTGTAGTCGACCTGCATCGTGGTCTCGATGCGCTCCTTGCCGTTGGTGGTCTGGATGTTGCTGATCAGGTCCGAGCCGTCGAACACGGTCGCAGCGCCGTCCACCAGCGACAGCACCTTCTGCTTGTTCGGCGTGCCAGCGGCGTACAGCGCCGGCGCATCGGTCACGATGATGGCGCGGCCCAGGATGTCGATCACGTTGACCGACTTCGAATCGAACAGCTTGGCGCCGTTGGCCAGGTTCTGGCCGATCATGCGGTGGAAGACCTGACCGCTCATCACCTGCGCGACCAGCTGGCCGGAGGCGTCGCCGAACAGTGCGTGGGCGGCATTCATGGCGATGTAATCGACGCCAGCGGTGGCCGACACGTCGTTGGTCGCGGACGCCTGGTTGGCGATCGCGGCCACCAGGGCAGCGACCGCGGTGTTCAGCTGGTCGGCCATCAGTGCTTCGGCGAAGTTACGCGATGCGACCTCGATACCTTCGGCGGTCGGCTTGTTCAGCCAGGTGAGTTGCGACGGCTCGAAGCGGATCGGACCGAAGCCACCGGCGATCTTCACCGACGAGTGCTTCAGCTGGGTCAGGTCGGTGGCGGTGGCCGCACCGTTCGAGCCATAGCGGTTCACGCGGCGCTGGGCCGAATGGATGGCGGCGAAGAACGATTCCTGCAGGAAGTCGCCGTCGAAGCCTTCGGTGGTTAGGCGGATCGCGCCGTTCGAGGCGCCGTTGAACTTGTCCACCATTTGCGCCAGCGTCTCGATCGTCGCGGGCATGATGTACTGGTTGAAAACCTGCATCTGGGAGAGGGACATTGTGTTTCCTTATCGCAAAGTGTTGTCTATATGGTTGATTGAGGCATCCACCTCAGCGCGCCGCCCTCATCCGAGATAGCTGGCAGTGAAAAAGCCTCCGCGCGGGAGGCTTTCGTATATGTTTCGGTACTGCGTCAGTTCTGCGGCAGATTCGGGAAGCGGGCCGCGATGGCCGCTGCGCGCTCCGTCTTGGTGCCGCCGAAATTGCCCTTCGGGCCTTGGCCGCTACCCGCGCCGCTGTTGCTGGCGCCGCCGCCTGATGCGCCCGAGCCCTTGAGGATGGAGTCCTTGTGCGGGTACTGGTCGACCAGCACGTCCAGTGCCTCGTCGAAGTCGGCCAGTTCGCCCGGCTTGCTGCGGCTGTAGATCTTCTGGCCCTGGGTGTCGTAGGCGACGACCTTGCCGTCTTCGATCTTGAAGGCGCTGCCGAAGCGCGCCTGCACCAGGTCGGCGGGGATCGCCAGCTTGGCCTTGTCGCCCACGATCAGCGGCGAACGAGCGAACGAGCCGCCGATTTTTTCCGCGTACAGGGCCTGCTCCAGCGTCTGCGACTTGGCCGTGGCCTGGTCGAGCTGCGTCTGGAATGCCTTGGTGATCTCGGCCTTGACGGTTTCCACTTCGCCGGCGTCGATCAGCTTCTTGGCGTCCAGGTTCTTGACGGTTTCCAGTGCCTTGCGCGCGGCGGCCGCGTCGTCGATGCCCTCGAATGGTTTGTACTTGCCCTCAGCTGCCTCGGCGCGCTCGCGGTGGGATTTGGCTTCGGCGTTCAGGCGGCCGATGGTCTGGACGGTGCCAGCGGCATCGAATGCCACCTCCTTGCCGTCGTCGTGCACATAGACCGGTTTGCCGTCTTGCAGAACAACATGGCCGTTTTCGTCGAGTTTGAGTTTCATCTGGTGGCTTTCCGGGCATCCGCCCAATGTGAGTGGCCTTTCCGGGCCGGACACCGAGTCGCATCCGCTATCGGCAATAAAAAAGCCGCCAGGTTGCCCGGGCGGCTTTCGTTGAAATTGGTTGCTGCTATTTCGGTTTGATCACGAAGTGCGCTGGCACCTCGCCAGAGGCCTGCAGGCGCAGCGCCTCGATTTCCCTCCCATCCGGGAGCTTGACGAGAGTGCCACCCATGCCGATGGCAGATAGACGCTTGAGTTCGGCGGCCAGGGCGTCAACGGTCAGCCCGGGCGGCGTCAACAGGGATTTCGGATCGAAGGTCATCCGTCGATTTTACGCTACTGGTCGAGTCGCGCCCGCAGTTCGCTCAACTTCAGCGGCCGGCCCGACATGTCGACCAGGTCGCGCGGGCTGAGCTTACCGGCGCGGAACAGCTCCGCGCGGCCAGGCCCGAGCACCTCGTTCTGGTAGGCCTCGCCCTTCATCTTCAGGTAGTCGGCGAACGTGGTCTTGGCCGAAATCTGGCCGCTCGACGACGCGCGCGTGCCCGGGTCCGGCTCGTCCATGTCGATGCCCATCTCGCGCAGCGTCTTCAGGATGAGCGTCTCGGCCGACCGGCAGCCCCAGTGACGCGGCACGCCACCGTTGTAGGGCAGGTCGTTGTCGCCCATCGGCTCGTAGTCGAGGTCCCACGTGGCACCGCTGTAGGCGATGCAGGTCAGGCTGGTGTGTCCGTCGAGCGTCGATACCTGCATGATGCCGTTCGCGATGTCGGCGTTGACCTCCATCGTCTTGCGCCGTGCCTGCGCCGCCACGGTCTGCATGCTGGTCTGGACGATCGCCGCGGCGTTCTTGCGCGCCAGCGGCATGATGCCGGGCGGGCCGCCTTCGGCCGGCGCCTTGGCCGTCACTTCCTGGCCGACCACGCGCTTGATGATCTGCGCGTCCGTCTCGCCCTGCGCGGCGCCCATCCGAATCTCGTTGGCCAGCTTGAACTGCGTATCCTGCGCCTGGCGCAACCACCAGTTCTTTGCCGGCGAGCCCTGGATGAGCACGTCGCTGGCCAGCGTGCGCAGGTAGTTCTCGGTCGGCAGCGCGACACCCAGCCGAATCTCGATGGATGCTGCGATGGCCTCGGCGCTCGCCGTCGCGCGCGCCGCCTTGATGGCCGCGCGCAGCTCGGCGCCGGCAGGCAACTCGGCGCCCGGCGACAGGTCGACCACCTTGGCCAGCGCCGCCTGCACCGCGCGCGCCTCGACCTCGGCCACGGTGGCGAGGTCGAGCTCGAGCTGCGCCTTGCCGTAATGGGCCGCGATCAGGTCGTTCGTTTCGCGGAGCAGGGCGTTCTTGCCGGCCTTGCCGAGCATAGACAGCTCAGGCGCGTTGGCCAGCAGCGACACGATGTCGCGCTGCAGCAGCACCAGTACCGCCATCACGCGCGCGCGGGCTTCGGCCTCGGCGCGGAGCATGTCGACGTGCTGGGCCAGCAGCAACTCCATCAGGAACTGTTCGAGCGCGCTCATGCTGGAACGCTGGCGCCCGGCATCGGCACGCTGAACTCAGGCGGCTGCTGCTCGATACGCGACTGCACGTCAGCCCAGACCAGGTCCGGGTTGACGATGCCGTAGCGCTGCATCTCGCTGAAGGCATCCTCCTTCGACAGCAGGCTGCGGTCGACCAGCTGCACCAGGGCAGTGACGAACGGCCCGGCCGTCTGCATCACCGTGCTGGACGAGAAGTCCTTGTAGAGGTTGACCGCGCCCTTGTACTCAAGCTTGACCATCCTGTGCATGAAGTCGAGCGCGAGGTCGAGCGCATCCTCCAGGCCCTCGGTCATCATCGACAGCTGGCACTTGGCCTCGCTGTCCTCGATGTTGTTCTGCGTCGCCGTGGTGGAAACCTGCGTCTCCGCCAGCAGCTCGGCGCCCATCGCGCGCATCTGGTTTTCCAGGTCCTGCAGTGACAGGCGGCCGGCCTCGATCGCGGCACCGGTGTGCTCGACGTACTTGGCATCGGCGCCCTGCGGCAGCATCAGCGCGGACTTGGCGCCGATCTCGACCGTGGTCTCCTCGGTCACGCCGCTGATCGCCAGGATCGGCACGCGCGCGGTGTGCAGGATCGAATCCTGATCACTCGAGCTCTGCCAGTGCTTGACGTTTAGGTCGGCCAGGTCCTTGAGCGGCGGCGTGGCCGTCATGAAGCCAGTGCGCCGGGTGTAGAACGTCACCAGCGGGATGAAGTCGAGCGAAACCTTGCCGCTGTCGTGCAGCGCCCAGCTGTTCCGCCCGCTCTTGCGGTAGGTCTGCCATGCGCCCGGCGTCAGCACGCGCACCTGCGGCACGCACACTGTACCGAAATCGCCATCGTCCTCCTCGACGGATTCGAGGATCCGCAGCATCGATAGCACCTCGGCGCCGCTTGCCGTCTTCGTGCTCTTCCAGCCCAGGACCTGCTGCGGCTTGATGTGCACCAGGTACGGCCGCACGCCGGCTGCCAGTTCGGCGGCGCGGGTGGCGTACAGCGGCTTGCCGTCTTCATCCTGCGCGGCCGGGAACTCGACCAGGATGTGCGTCAGCCCGTATTTCAGGCCGGCGGTCATCGCGTTGAACGCGAACACGGTGAGGTTGTTGCCGCACAGGTCGACGTTTTGCAGCCACTCGGCCGGGCCGGCATCGATGTCCGTGAAGGTGGCCAGTTCGGCGAACGGCTTGGCGGCCATGTTCTCGACCGTGCGGCCCAGGCCGTTGAACAGCGTCGAGGTATTGAGGCGGTACTCGTAGCTGTCGGCGTCCTCGCGGGGGAAACTCGGCAGGAACTGCTCGCGCGCCGCGCGTATAGCATCGGTGCCGCCACAGAGCGTGTCGATTTTATGCCAGCCGCCGGCCATCGCATCGACTGCGGGCGACGTCTCGTTGACCTTGGTTGCCATGGGTTCCTTGTTACATTTGGAGCGTGCGCACCTGGGCGACGCGCTTGACGATCGGGTAGCGCTTCACGATGAAGTAGCCGTTTGCGTCGTTCGGGTGATCGTGGCCAGATTTCTTGTCCGGCTGGCCATCCGCGCCCCACACCTGCTGTTCCAGCGCCTCGGTCGTGGTCGGGCACAGGTCGGTGTTGATGCGCCACTGGCGCTCGCCCTGGGCGTTCAGGATCATCGCGTTGTAGGCGTTGACCCGGTCCTTGACTGCCGGGTTCGCCGGGTTGACGTCGATCTGGAAACCGGCCTGGCGCAGGATCGACAGGTCCGACTCGCTGGCGTTCTTGCTGGTGGTGTTCGCGCCGGACGCATCCGGGTAGATCTTCACCTGGTGGCCCTTGTCCTTGAAGTCTTCCTTCAGGATCTTGGCCATAGCAGGCGTGTCGCGCACCTTCACGCGCTCAGCCAGCGTCAGCGGCAGGCCGTCGCGGACCACGTTGATGCACGCGGTCATGTTGTTCACGTTGAAGTCGAGTCCCACCTGTAGCGGCTCGCCCGGCAGGATGATTTCGGTCGAGCGGTTCAGCACGCGGTCGAAGTCCGGGTACACGCTGCCGCTGGTCAGGTTCGTGAACTTCCCGCGCAGGTACGCATCGATCAGCGCCGGCGGATAGCTGGCCATCAGGGACGAGATGTAGTCGTCCGGAAGGTTCAGCTCGTTGTCGAACGTGCTGGCCTGGATCAGGCCGTACAGCGGAGCTAGCTCGGGCTTGTCGCGCACGGCTTTCACGAACTGCTGGTAGACGAACTTGAAGCCTTCGGGCGTTGTAGTGACGTCGATCCCGTTGAGCAGGCCCGGCACGTTGTAGCGCATACGCGCGATGATCTTGCGCCAGGCCGTCTGCGCCTTCACCAGCGGCATCACATCCAGCTCGTCGATCAGCGCGTGGCCGATCTTGAAGCCGACGATGGTGTCGGGCTTTTCCATCGACCGGCAGATCACCGTGCCGCGGTACAGCCGACCTTCGTAGACCTCGACCTCGTGGTCGCCCTGCTTGACCTTGATGCGCAGGCCCATCGCATACGCCACTTCCTCCATCGTCGGATAGAAGATGTCGCGGATCTGCGGGTAGGTCGGCGCGAAGTAGCCCTGGCTGATGCCTGGCCACTGCCAGAAATGCATGCAGATGCCCACGCAGCCGACGAACGTCTTGCCTGAGCCGAAGCCGGCCACGTAAGCCTTGTACTTGTGCGGCAGGTTTAGGAACGACGCCTGCGGGATGTTCAGCTCAATCTGGGGCGTCATTTTGCCGTGCCGCGTTTTTCACGCCGATGACGATCTGCACCGGTGTAGGCTTGTCGTCTTCCGGCTTGAGGTCCTTGTTCGCCTTAAGGAGGTTGAGTCCGGTCTCGGCTGCCTGGTTCGACAGCTGCGTCAGCGCCGCGATGCCCTTGAGCGCGGTCAGGCTCTTGTCGTCCAGCGGCGCTGCGTCATCGATCTCGGCGACCTTAGCGTGCGCGATACCGGAAAGCCGGTGCGCGGTTGCCGCGCCGTAGCGGGCAGCGCCGGCCAGGTGCATCGAAATTTCCTTCAGCTCATCGGCCAAAGTGCGCGCGCTAATTTGCGCACCAATCGGCAGTTTGGCGAAGGCTGTCTCGGCGGCAACCAATTGATTTGCAACATCTTTTATTTCTTTATTCTGCGCACCAAACCGCTTGCGGATTGCAGCTTCAGAGATACCGTACTCTCGCGCCAGAACACGGCCGGCTTCCCCCTTGAGGAGGCGCTGACCGATGTCCTGCCATTGCCTTTCGGTCAGTGATGATTTGCGGCCCATATCTATCCTCCGGCGCTGCCCCGCCAGACACGGGCAATAAAAAACCGCCCGGAGGCGGTTGGCTGGAACCCATAATGCGAAGCTAGACTTTCTTGAGAACCTCGACGTCGAAAAGCTTACTCATCGGCTTTTTCCCATCGAACCATTGACAGTACGCGCCGTTTTCTGGTCCCGCTCCTCCGGAGTAGTCGCCGATATTTTCCACGGTCATTATTGGACCGCCGCTCTTCAGTTGCACCACGTCGCCTTTTTTAATTTCCGACATCTTTTCTCTCCCTTGTTGGTGAAAGTCAAGTATATCTCGAATGTTTACAAAAAGGCATGTCGCCGCCCGCTCCAAGCAGGGCCGCAAGCATCTGCGGAGGAGCCTCTTGGCCTTGTTTCGTCGGCGATCTGCGCTCGATATTCGCCTCTGGAGCGCTACGGCGGCCTGAATGTGTTATTGGGTGGTCGCCCGGCGCATCTGGTGCAGCCGCCGGACGTAGCTGCGCCGGTCCAGGCGGGACAGCGCGAAGGCCAGTACGACGATGAATGCCCAGCCGACCAGGTCGAGCGCACACATGACGGCGATATACGCGGCGCAGATCATGGCTTGCCCGCTTCAGGCAGCGCCCTGACCATGTCCAAGATATTCATGCCGCGCTTGCCGTATCCCTTGGCTCGCAGCAGCTCGACAGCCGCTTCGTTCTCGGCCAGGGTCTGCGCCATGCGGCGCAATGCCCCGGTGTCCGCTTCCTTGGCCAGCATGGCTGGGCGTTCGCCGAGCACTGCGCGCACCATCTGGTCGCGGTAGACGGTAGGGAGGTCGATGCTCATGGTGCGGTCCTGACGATGGTGGGTATGCGACCCAGGCGCTCTTGCAAGACTTCACCGGCCAGCAGGTGCGGCCGCATGCGGGAAATCACGGGCATGCCTGCCGCGTCGTACTGAAGCACTTCCAGGACGCCGGGGCGTCGCACGATCTGACCATCCAACTCAGCGCTCATCATCGGCGGGGCACGCATCGCGTTCCTAAAAAGTATTCAAATATGCTTACTTTCCTGTTGACTTGGTAATCAAATTTGTTTACCATAGCATCACTGTCAACGAGAAAGGGAGGTGTAGTGAAGCAGAAGGAGCTGGTCAGGTGGTTAGCCGAACAGGGCGCCACCTTCACCGAAGGGAAAGAGCACTTGATAGCTCATCTCAACGGTAAAAAGGCCCCGATCCCCCGAAGCGCAGCGGAAATAAAAAAGGGGACACACATCGGGATTCTGAAACGACTAGGTCTTAAATAAGGAGGGAGCCCCGAAAGGGGTTCCCTACACTGCTGAGGTACACCTCCCGCCATAACCGCGAAAGGGCATTACATGAAATATCCAGCGACTTTTACGCCAGCCGAAGAGGGCGGATTCGTTATCGAGTTCCGCGACATTCCAGAGGCCATCACGCAAGGCGACGATGAGGCCGAGGCATTGGCGATGGCGGCCGACGCGCTTCTGACCTGCATGACGATCTATTTCGATGACCGCCGCAAGGTTCCGATGCCGTCAGCGCCGCAGGGCGATGAACGCATGATCCCGTTGCCGTTGAGCGCGTCGTCGAAGGTCTTGCTTCTCAACGAGATGCTGGCCCAGGACGTCGGGCCGTCCGAGCTGGCGCGCCGCATGGGCACGACCAAGCAAGAGGCCAACCGTCTGACCGACTTGAAGCACGCGACCAAGATCGACACTCTCGCGGCGGCGTTTAAAGCGCTCGACCGCGAGCTGGATCTGGTCTTGCGCTGATGTAAAAAAGCCCGCGCGAGGCGGGCAAGTCCCTGGCTTTCGACCAGGGCGGAGACATTTTGTGGCGGCTGACCAGCAGCCTCGCGCGTCAACGCTTGACCACACGGCTGCTGACTGTCGTAGCATCGATTCTCTCTCGCCCTTGCGGGCCGGCTCTATCGGCTGCAATCAGCATGCGTGTGGTAGCCGTCTTTCCATCTGTCGGAAGCTCCCATAAGGCAGGGTTCTCTCGTACAATTCGCCAGCGAGTTGCTGGTGCAGCGGTGCCAACGCGCTGCGCTTCGGAAATTCCAAAAAAAAGCCCGCTACGAAAAGGCGCGGGCTTAATCACATAAGTCGCAGTTTGCTAAGTTACCCGCGAAGAAAGCTTTCTACCTTATCAGCGAGTGCCTTGTCCAGCAGGTTTGCAACGGCTAGCTGACTTGGCTCTGTCGGGGCCAAAGCACGCGGCTGCTCGACTTCTTCACCGGTCGATGTGCAGCGAACCCAGAAGGTTTCGCTGTCACAAAAAGATGTGAAGGGAATTTCTGCGATATATATAGTTTCATTTTTGGCATTGTGAAACTCAACTTGCAGGGTAAAGCCGACCGTTGAGCGAACACAATCGTATTGTCCAGGGATGAAAGTAGGACCAGTCATGCTGCCTGCCCGGCAAACTCGTTTATTTTGCCTGCCTGCGAGCTGATTCACGCGATGCTCGACGGATCTAATAAAGCTAATCAAGAAATCTTCGTTGCGTGTGTCTCGCTCAATGCCATCACGTAGTCGTGTACGGAGGTCAATGTACATTCGTTCGTCCATGTTTTCTCCAAGTTATTGTTGAGAAGACATTGTACTCGCGGCATGGGCAAATAAGAGTGACAAAAAAGCCCCGCATCATCGCTGATCGGGGCTTCGTCATTTTCTCTGGACGTGCCTCGGTCTCCCATTGGGAGACCCTGCTATCCGATCGGAAAATGTACTGCTGGAAACTGGAAGTCTTGAATTTACTGCTGAGTTTTCCTGTTGTCAATAACTTTCGCTGAGGAATCAGCTACTTGCGCCATGGCTTGTTCGATCTGTTGTTGATCGTGATCCGCCCACAGCTGAAGATGCACAGACAGGCTCCGGTAAAGAGCAGGAACGACCAGCCATGGGACCCCGCTGCGCGCATGGCTATCATCACCATGCCCAAGCCAAGCGTGGCAAGTGCCAAATCCTCATTGCCACTATATGGTTTCTCGTCCATTGTCACCCCCCCCTAGAAAGATGACAATTTTATATCACTCAGGCGATGAGTGTATGTGCCTGCCAATCTCGGCAGCAGCGCGCGTGACGGCGCGGCGGGTGGCTGCCCTCGGATCGCCGGCATGCACCTCAACTTCCTCAATACCGTCGCCGCTCTGCACCAAGGCAGCGAGCTCGCTACTCCCCCCGCCGACCCAGGCTCCTGACGGTATGACTTCCAGATCGAGATCGACCATCAAGTTGAAGGCGTCATCGCCGTGCACGAGGGAATTCCAGTGGAAGATGGTCGACCCATCCGCGAAATGCAAGTTGACCCAGTTCTCGCCCTCGACGTCCTCGACGCGCACGGCACCGATGGCACGCGCGGCAAGTTCGAGCAGCTCGCGGTCTGCCGCCGGGATCACCTGGCGCGGGCGCGCGGGCAGATCGTCCAGATCGTCGTATTCTTCCATCATGGGTTTTCCTGGTTTGGCACGTTTTCTCCGAACTTCGAAGCCAAGTAGGCGCGCATGCCGGCAATCAGGTGGCTCGGGCCTTCCATCGCCCGGCGCCCAGTGTACGTAATCGCCACGACGGGTTCGAAGCCATCGTCCCCGCGCGGACCGGTTCCGGTCGTGGCAAAGGTCATGCGCTCGCTGTCGATGATCGGGCCACCCTGCGACCAGTCTGTAGAGGGCGAGTAGATAATGGTCCAGACCTTGCCCTCCAGGATCAGCACCTTCCCTTCGAAGTTGAACTTGATGCTCTCGATTCCCTGGGCGCGCGCTACCCAATAGTCCAGCTGCGCGCCTTCCAAGTTGGCGATTCTCATTGCCGGCGCTCCGAGTCTTTTTCGACAACGGATTCTACCGCACGTTGCGCGCCAACCCCGCCAACGGCGGTCTCGATTGCAGCCTGCGCATCGCCCAGCCGAATCCCGTATTCGCGCGTCGGAAAGCCGCAGGCGCCGGCCACGCCCCAGGGCTTCGCGCACACGACGTAGGTCCAGTGCAGCACCCAGCGGTGAATCTCGGGGATCTTGGTGATGGCGCGGTTGATGGTCTCGGCGTCGGGAATGTCGATGCGGTCGTTCACCGGCGCCGGCGGATGCAGCTCGCCAACGGCGTTGCGGCGCATGTTGTCGCAGATGACTCCGGTCATGCAGTCGGCGCCGCTGCCGCCGCGGCTGCCCATGTTGGCCCAGGCGCCCCAGTTCTCCAGGCGCCGGCCGATGCTGCGGCGCTCGACCTGGCGCGCGGGTGCGGTCGCTGTTGGCGGCGCCGGTTGCGCGGCGGCCGGCTGCGATTCGACGAAGTCGTCGAGACGCCGTGCCGGCGCGCCTTGCGGGCGCCAGCCACGGCTGATTGTGATGCGTCGTTCGGTCAAGGCTGCAGCTCCCTCTGGTTGATGTGGCCGACCAGCGCCTCGACAGCGAGCCGCGCGTGCACGAACGCATCGAGGAACTGCAAGGCCGGCCGGTCTTCGAGCCCGAGCATCTGGCACGCGGCTTCCGGGGTCTCCTGGCGGACGTAGCACCACCACAAGAGCGAACGCTGCAGGCTCGACAGCCAAGGCATTGCCCGCTCCACCAGCAAAGCATCTTCCGGGTCGAATGCGCGCCGGTCGTGCAGCTGCTCGGCGCCGCGCATGCGGTGGTAGCTTCTGGCCCAGTTCTCAAGGCGCGAGGCGATACTACGACGGTTGGTCAAGGTTTTACCTCCCCAGTGGCCGCGCCGCAGATGCAGCCGCGGCCCTGGTTGCAGTCCTGGCTGCAGGTCGGCGCCGGCAGGCGCACCAAGCGGCCGGCTACCCAGGCGATCAGGGCGACGGTAGCGAGCATGACGAGGATGAGGGCGAGGGCGGTCATGGGTTCGACCTTGCGAAATCGATCGCGGTATCCACCTGCAGGCAGGCGCGCACCTCTTTCGACACCAGTACCCAGGCGGGCGAATGGCAGAGCACGGCGGGCACAAAGCCGCGGGCATCCGGTTGGGCGCCGTGAGGGATCATCTGGTCCGGATTGATGCCGCGCAGTTCGCACAGCTTGCGCGCGGCGCGTTCGATCGTCTGTTCGTTCATGCCGATTCTCCCGCCACCTCGACCACGTGCACCACCGCGCACGGCGTCTCGCTGTAGCGCTTCTCCAGCATGATTCGCACCACCTGGGCGTCGTCGGCCCACACGATGCCGTTGCAGCCGTCCTTGATCCCCTTGAGCACGTTGTCGGCGTCGGGTTTTTTGGTGGCGCAGATCGTGCCGGCGACGGCGGCCGCGCGGCGCTTGTTCGACCAGCTGGCCGGCACCTGCAGGTTCAGCGTCACCGACAGTGCCACCGGGCGCGCCGTGGGCAGCGTGCCGCACATCGCGGTGCTGGCCGCCAGCTTGACCAGGTTCTCGTAACTGGCTGTCTTGGCCGGCGTGTACGCGACCACGTGCGCACCGCGGCGGGCGAACTTGGGGCGGCCCTTGGCGACCGGCTGGCCGGGTATGGTGAAGGTGGTCATCATGGCGCCGCCTCGTACGTCGCTGCGAAGATGTCGGGTTTGCAGGGGTAGTGCTCGCCGGCCACGCCGGTGATGACCCAGTCACCAGGGCAGACGATGTGGCCGCCTTCCAGCGTGTCGATCCAGCCGTGGTCGTGCATGATCTGGGCGCAGTGCCTGCAGGTGCCTCGGCCATCGATCACTGGCGAGCGGTAGTAACGGACGATCTGGCCTTCCCAGCCGAGTGCCTGCGCCTCGGCGCCTGTCCACGTACGCATCTCACCGTTTTCAAGACCTTCGACAATCTTGGCGTAGTCTTGCGGGTGGTCGCCGTTCTTGAACCACTGCGTAGCTTCGATCACAACTGGCTTTTTGCGGTATTTCATCGTTCAGGTTCTCCGTGTCGTTGTTGTACGCCCGGGTGGGCCGGGCGGGGTGGTGGTCAGTACGCTTTGCCGCCAGCAGCGGCGCGGTTTTCGGGCTTGTGGTCGGCGCGCTCCGCGTTGTAGGCGAGCTTCTCGGCGATCGCGCCAGGCAGATCCAGGCCGTAGCCGCCGGCGAGGTCGAAGATGCGGATCACGGCGTCGGCCAGCTCGACCTCACGCATCTCGCGGTGCGGCAGCTTGTCGTCCATGGACTTCTTGCGGTCGCCTTCCATCGCCTCGCTGATTTCGCTGTGGATCAGGCACAGCTTGTTTGAGAAGTGCAGCGGGTTCGCCTTGCTGGTGTTCGGGTCTTCCGGATTCCACCAGCCGGCGCGCGCGGCGATGCCGTGGCAGATGGACATCAGCGTGTTTGCGGTGGCCTCGGCCATGGTCAAGTCGTTGCTCAGGCTCATCGTTTTCTCCATGTTGTCGTTGTGCTACTTCGATGCGCTCGCGCGCGAAATGGTCTCGGGATGCCGGCGCTGCAGCTCAGCCAGCAATTCCCGGCTGCTCTTGGCCAGCAGCCTTGCTTGCCGCGATCCCCGCTCGACGTACAGCGGACACGGGTGGTCCGTCGAATGCTTCGGCTGTCCGTCGACCTCGCACAGGCCCGGCCCGTCCTCGTGCAGTTTCTGGCCGCCGGTGGGCAGGAACCGTGCGCAGCAGCGGCAGGGATCGTGGGCGCGGTTCATTAGCTGAACCCCCCAGCGCGGGCCAGGCGTGGGCCAGCCGTCGGCGCCCGGCGGTGCCAGCGATAGGGCAGGGTCTCGAACCGGGTCTGCGCGCCGATGTATGCCATGCCGACGACACCGGGCTGCCCCTGCCGCTGCTTCGCACTGATCCACTCGCACACGCCCTTATCGGGGCTATCCTCGTTCCACAGCTCGTCGCGATACAGGAAGATGATGTTGGCCGCGTCCTGCTCGATGTAGCCGGACACGCCCAGATCGGACATGATCGGGCGTTTGTCGTGCCGCTTCTCGCATTCCCGGTTCAGCTGGGCCAGCAGGATCACGGCAGCGTCAAGTTCCTTGCCAAGGGCGATCAGGCCGCGGGTGTATTCGCCCATGGCTTCGTGCAGCTTGTCGGACTTGGCGCCGGTGATGAAGCTCAGCTGGTCGATGCAGATGATGTCGCAGCCATGGGTGCGCTTGATCTTCCGGGCCTTGGCGCGGATATCGTTGATGCTCAGGCCAGTCTGGTCATCGATGAACAGGTTCAGGTTGCGCGAATGGATGATCGCGTCCATGACGAAGCCCATGCGCTCGCTGTCGTCGCGGGTCTCGCCAGGCTTGCGCAGCCACTTCATGTCCACCTTGGCCAGCGCCGAGATGTTCCGGTCGTTCACCTGGTTGGTGGACATTTCCATCGACAGGAACAGAGCCGAGTGGTCGCGCGCGGCGTTGCGGCAGATGCCCAGGCCGGCAGCAGTCTTGCCGGTGCCAGGGCGGCCGGCGATGACGGTCAAGGTGCCGCGCTCCAGGCCGCCGTCGAGCATTTCGTCCAAGTGCTGGAAGCCGGTCGGGATCGGGCGAATCTTGCCCTCAAGCCGCTGCTGCAGGAGCGTGATGTACTCGTCCAGCGTAGCGTCGAGCCGGCGCGGGTCGCGGGTCGTCTTGCGCTGCGCCAGGGCGTCCAGCTTCGCCGCAGCATCGGCGATCGTCTCGGCGCTGTCCTTGCCGGATTCGGCGTCAGCGGCCAAGTCGATCGACAGGGCCGACAGCGCGCGGCGCGTAGCCTTCTCGACCACGATGCCGGCGTGGTACGCGAGCTTGGCTGCGCTGGCCGACGTTGAGTGCAGGCGCGCCAGGTAAGGCAGCAGTTCCGGATCCAGCTTCTCGGCCAGGGTGACGGCGTCGACGCGCTTGCCGGCGCCCAACTGCAGGGCGATCTCGGCGAACACGGTGCGGTGGTCGCCGCGGTAGAAGTGGCCGGCGTCCAGCTCGGGGATGCGGTCGAAGGCGTCGTTGTCGCGCAACAGGGCGCCCAGGACAGCCTGCTCGGCTTCGATGTTGAACTGATCGCTCATGCGGCCTCCGCATGGCTGCGCTGAGCCTGCAGCCCAACCGTCGTCAGGGCGTAGCTGCCGTCCGCACCGGCGAACCAGAGCTTGAACCAGTTGCCCTTGACCGACTTCAGGAACACCGTCGGCCAGGACTTGTACCGCTTGGCGTCCGGCAACTGGTAGCGGTCCTTGAACTCGACCCACTGCAGCCGTAGAAACTCGCGGGGCAGTTGGACCTTGTCGGCATAGGCGAACACCGGGTCGTCTTCGGGGATCGGGGTGGCGCCAGTGCGCTTGCAGTCGTCCAGGAACGAGCGCAGCGAGATGGCCGCTTTCCGTTTCTGCTCGACGGGCTGCCCCCCGGCGGGGGGTATGGGGGGATTTAGTTCTTCTCTACTCTTCTCTTCTCTAGGCGTGACATGGTGTGACGTGGTGTGACTTGGCGTGACAGTTGTTGTCTCGCCATCCTTTGCGCTGTCACGCTCGCGTTGTGCGCGCTTGCGTTCAGCGGCCGTGTTGTCCACGCGCTCGCGCTTCGGCTGCCGATCTTCCCAGCGGGTGACATGACCTTCGGCGATCAGGCCCCGGCCAGTCATCGCTTCGAGGATGCGGGCAGTGGTGCCGTCGTCGGCGCCAAGCAGGAAGTCGGTGGCTTCGCAGTCGACGTCGCTGAACTGGCCGCGATCGAGATTCGCGCTTGCCTGTTCCAGCACGAGCGCCCAGACCGCGATGACGTCGCCAACGCGCGCGCCGGCCTTCTTGGCCACCAGGCCGAATTTTGGATCGTTCACGCTGCCGTGGTGCCAGCGGAACCAGTCGATTCCGTTGGCCACGTCAGCTCTCCCGGTCCAGAGCGATCAGGTCTGCGGCCCGAGCAAAGGTGCTGCGGCGTTCCGCGACCTGGGCTTCGTTCAGGCGCTCGCACTCGTCCTTTGCTATCTGCTCGCTGGATGCGCAGCCGGTCGCGGTGAACACGTGCGGTGCACCGGGCGTCGGATAACCAATGAGGAAGTCGCCGGTTTCGCCCGGGTGGCGAGTTTGATAGGTCAGCATGCTGCCTCCCTCCGGATCTCGCGCATCACGCTTGTACTGTTGATGCGGTGGCGCACGCGGCGCTCGACCTCTTCGGCGGCCCGGTCGACGTCGATGGCGCGCACGTTCTCCAGCTGCGCGTCGTGGCAGTCGAGGCCGTAGTTGATCGCGGTAAGTTCTTCGCCAGTGCAGACGAAGCGGTCGTCGTTGCGCACGGCGCGCTTGCCCAAGGCGAGCAGGGCGTCACGCGCGGCGATGGTGGCGGCGCGGAACTCGTCGCCGATGCCTTGGTCGCACATGACGTTGGCGATGTTGATGGCGCCGACGATGCGGTTCCACTGTTCGCGCGTGCCGCGACCCTGAGCCAGATCGGCCATGGCCAGGTGGTTCAGGGTCTGGATGCGGCGCAGGTGGTCAGCGTGCTGGCCGCCCATGCCGGCGAAGATGCCGAGCACATTGCTGCATGACCCCTTCGGCACGTATTTTTTGTTGCGGGGCTTTTTCGAGCGGCTCATGGCGGATTGCTCCCCGCCAGCTGCTGGCCAGCCTCGACCGCGCACGCATCCCAGGCTTCCTGCCAGGTGGCGATCGCGTCGATGCTGTGCCAGTTGAAGCCGTGGTCGTCGCGGCCGGCGCCGCGCGCGAATGCTGCGCGGGCCTTTGCCTGGATCATGTCGCGGGAAATGATCGTCGTCATGGCTCGCCCGCCTTGCGCAGGTGCTCGGCCGTCTCGGTCAAATCCCTGATGCTTTTGTTGAGGCGGCCGTACGCGCGCTCACTCGCCTTGGCGCCCAGGTACCGCACGCGCTTGTACGCCTGGTTGTGCACCGCGACGTTGTCCGCCATCGAAAGCAGCTTCGAAGCGTCCGGCTTTGGTGATAGAGTGCTCACGTTTAGATTCCTTTCGGCCCGGCTCTCCACCGGGCTATTTTTTTGCTTCGTGCCGTAGCCGGAACCCATTAAAGAAGCCTCCGGGCGCCGCCCTTTGCACCGCGCGAGCGGCATGCTTGACGACCAGGACCCGGACAACCTCGGGATTCCTTCCCGGCCGGCTTGGCCATACCATGCGTCTGCACGGCGCTGTTGATGAGGCTGCGGTTCATCGCGGACTTCGAAAGGCCGAGCAGCTGGCACAGGTTCGTGAAGCCGCTCAGCTCCGCGGGGTTCAGCAGGGTTTCCAGCACTTCGGTGCGGACGTTCGGGTTGAGGCTCATGTATTTCTCCAGGGTGGTGCGGGTTACGTGGATGGGTCGGCAAGCCGACGGGGTAGTACTGGGCAAGAGCCCTGTTGCAACTTTTCGGCAACGAAAAAACCGCAGCGGTTACTGCGGCTGAGGCGCTGGTCGTCGTCGGGATGCAGACGACGTGGAACGGATGAAGGCCCAGTCGGCTTCCGGGCAAAGTTCTTCGCACAGCAGGATGCGATTGCTCTCGCGCTCGAGATTGATTGCGATCTTCTCGGGGCAAGGGCGGTTCCCGTAGCCTATTTGGCGTAGGTAATCGAAGGACGTGCCGCACCGCTTTGCGAAGGGGTCCCGGGCTTCCACCGGGATGGCGTTCAGGTAGTCGATGAGCTTCATGTCTTCAACTGTATCAATTGATAAAGTCAAAGTCAAGCAAGTGCTAATTTATCAAATGCTAAAAGTACGCGACAATATCCGCATGAACATGTACCAACACCGGAGGGCGCGACTACTCGCCCTCATCGATTCTGCGTATGGCGGGGAGCGCGTGCGTTTTTGCGACAAGATCAGCATGAGCGAGTCGCGTTTGGCTCAGCTGCTGTCGACGACTTATCGCGACGGCACGGCTTTTACCGAAAAGACCGCACGTAAGGTCGAGGCCGCTGCTGGCCTGCCGCCGTTGTACTTCGACCAGGATGTCACCGCCTCAGGCACGGCTTCGCCTGGCGATGCCGTACCTCCAGGCCTGCCGCCCGGATTCGTGCGCGTGCACGCGGCCGGGCCTGACGATCCCAGCATGACGCAGATCATGAAGGTGAAATTAAGGGTGCAGGCCGGCATCACTGGCTTTCAGGTCGAGCCAGAGCATTACGACGGCGAGACGCAGGGCGTGCCAACGAAGTGGGTAGAGCGTGAAGGGCTGCACAAGGAAGCGTTACTGGCTCTGGTTGTGCGCGGTGAAAGCATGGAGCCCGGCCTCTACGAAGGTGACACCATCGTCGTGAATACGGCCGATAAGCAATTGGTATCAGGCGCAGTGTTCGTCGTGAACTACGAGGGCGAGGCGGTGGTCAAGCGCATGTTGCGCGATGCCGGTCAGTGGTGGCTGGTTTCTGACAATTCTGACCAGAAGAAGTATCACAGGCAGCTTTGCAAGGGTGCAATTTGCATCGTAATCGGCCGGGTGATTCGGAAAGAAAGCACGCACATTTAGGATGTGGCTTGAAAAATAAAACGGGGAAAGTATGAAAGCTTGGATTAGTGCGATTTCTGTAGTTCTGTCATCAATCGTATTTACCGGATGCGCATCGATGGCAGGGAGCGCTGGAGTCGATTGGTCGTCGATGCACCCGGGAGACAAGCCGGATTATGAAACCGCAAAAGCTCACGCCAAGGAAACGATTCTCAGGAATTTGAAAGATCCGGATTCGGCTAAATTTCGCGACTCTACGCCACTTTTCAAGACGCTTTATAACTTCGGCATGGGTGCAATTGGCAATTATGAGCCGCTCTGGGCGCTCTGCATTGAGGTCAATGCAAAAAATTCCTACGGCGGCTATACAGGCTTCGAAAAGTGGATTGTCAAGTTTAGGAACGGGCAGCCAGTTGGCGGAGAGCTTGGCGTGATGCATGCTGAGTATGACTGCAACACTGGTCCCGGTGATTCCTCTCGATTAGCTCAGTGATAAAAAGCGCGGAAGTGGGCGCCAATGCCGGGCGCAAATCGACAGGAGAAAACTATGCCACTAGTTAAAGATAAAGAATTTACCGACGAGCCGGTTGACATTGACGACACACAGTTTTTCAAATGTCAGTTTCTGCGCTGTACTTTTGTATATAGCGGCGGGGGCGCCCCCTCGTTTGAACAATGTAAATTTGGAGAAATTCGTTTTGAGTTTGCAGGGCCAGCTGCACGAACAATTTCGTTAATTAACGATTTGTACAACACCCCATTCCGGCCCGTTGTTGATGCCACCTTTGAAAGAATAATATCTGGGTTGCCTATCGCCAGGACGGATAATAATGCCATTCAAACAAACCGGTAATGACTACGACTCAGTGGGCGGGGAAGCGATCAGCGTAGCCGTTCGCGATCTGATAGGGACGCTGAAAGCAGACGCTTTCGACCGTATTGAGGAGGGTCGTCCGTCAAGAGTGTCCACTGCTCACAAACTTGACAATAAAACTGAACGCCCCAATCATACTGGCATGACTGACATCAATCGCCAACAAGTTGCCGATATGCTTGCTGCCTCGGAGGCGAAGGTCGACGCTCGCCTCGCGAACTTCGACACGAGTGTGAAGACGGGCTTCGCAGACCTCAAAACTGGCTTTGCTGAGATGAAGACCGAGATGCAGAAGATGCGCGGGGATTTTGAGAAGCAAAGTCATGACTCAACGAAATGGATCATCGGTTCAGTGTTCGGGATGATCTCGCTCGGTGTAGCGATCATCGGCGTGATGATCAATTTGAATAAGGCCGAGAAGCCTGCCGCAGCGCCTGCACAGCCAGCAGCCGTCGTGATCACGGTTCCTGGCGCCACTGTCGCTCCAGCCCAGCCAGCGGCGAAGTAAAAGACCTTCTCTCATCAACGCAGCCCGCCTCGAGCGGGCTTTTTTACGTCTGCACCATCCATCCAAAAGGATTCTTCAAATTTATTTATCAAATGCTTGACCTTAACTTTAGCAATTGATACAGTTACTCCATCGAAGCGAACTCAGCACCCGCCGAGCAGCGAACTGGAGAGCAGCATGTCGAACACCGCAACCACCACGCAGCACACGCCGACGCCTTGGCGCGTTGGTAATCCGAACCGCATGGGTTCGGTCATCGCCGATGAGCCGGTTCCGGAAATCGGCGGTAGCGAAGATGTCGCCTACTACGGCGGCCACCTGATCGCCGAATCGATCGCGCCGCGCAACGCCGCCTTCATCGTCCGCGCCTGCAACAGCAACGCCGCCCTGGTCAACGCCCTGCAGCTGCTGGCCGACAAGGTCGAAGCCTGCGGCGGTTACCCGGCCTTCCGTGACGAGCTGCAGCACGCCCGCGCTGCGCTGCACTTGGCTACCGCCGGAGCCTGACCATGGACCGCCACCACCACACCATCGAAGCGCGCGACCGCGCCGAAGACCAGGCGATCGCGCTCTACGCCGAGCTGTTCCTGGCCGAGCGCGCCCGGCAGCGCGCCGAGTGGGAAGAAGAGTTCGGCGACGACCAGCGCTTCCCGTTCAAGCCGAACGGGCTGGCGATGCACAACCGCGTGATGGCGCAGATGGATGCGCTGCGCGAAGAGCCGTAAGGAAGGCGCCTCACCCTCGTAAGGGGTGACCACACAACTGGCGATTGATTGCGCTGCCCAAAGCGTGAACCGCATCAGGTTCTTGTAGCGGCGGGAGTGAAAGCGGTAAGTGATCTCGCAATAAGTTGGACTGACCGGCCAACCGTCAGTCGCCAGTCGTGTGGTGAATGCGCAGGCTGATGCGCGCCTGATAGTGAACCCGGGCAGGTGATCGAGCGGACGTATCTCGAACTGGGTCAAGCCGGAGATCAGCGCCGGCCGCCACAACCGAACAACAACCGCCGGCGGCGCCGGCCAGACGAGGAGCAGTGAGCATGGGCGAGATCGCCGAAATGATGTTGGATGGGACGCTGTGCGAGGGCTGCGGCGTCTTCCTGAATGCCGAGTCGACCGGCTACCCGTGCCGCTGCTCGAGCTGCGCTGGCGAAGCAAAGCGCGAACGCGCGGCCAGGAACATCGCCGCCAACCAGAAGCTGCATGCCGAACAGAAGAAGATCCCGTGCACGGTCTGCGGCCGCAAGGTGAAGACCATCGGCATGTCGAACCACATGAAGGACGCGCACCCAGGGAGCGCCGCGTGATCGCCGCCCGCACCACCAGCCAGGCGGCCGAGCCGGCGCCGCGCCGCGACCTGGTCGGCAAGCTGCTGCTGACCGGCATCGGCTGGACGGACAAGCACCCGGCATTCGGCATCGTCGGCGCCGTGCTGACGATCATCGCATACGGCGTCTTCGACCAGGTGACGAAATGATCCGCGATATCGCCCGCTACCTTGTGCTGCTGCTGGCCCTGGGCATCGTGGCCGCGGAAGTGGCCGAACCGCAGAGCGCTCCGGTCGTGCGCGCCGATTGAACGATTTTTAACCCGAGAAAGAAACCATGAACGAGCTGACCATCCAGGGTGAACAGACCTTCTCCCTTTCCCCGCGCAACCTGGCCGAGGCCATGGAGTTCGCGAAGATCATCGCCTCTTCGGACATGGTGCCAAAGGACTACGTCAACAAGCCGGGCAATGTCCTGGTGGCCGTGCAGACTGGCGCCGAGCTGGGCCTGAAGCCGATGCAATCGCTGCAGGGCATCTCGGTCATCAACGGTCGGCCCAGCATCTGGGGCGACGCGATGCGCGCGCTGGTGATCAGCCACCCGGAATTCGAGGACCTGCACGAGGACAAGCAGGACGCCTATTGCACCGTCACCTTGAAGCGGCGCGGCCGCTCGGCGGTGGTCAGCACCTTCTCGATGGAAGACGCGAAAAAGGCCGGCCTGGCCGGGAAGTCAGGCCCGTGGCAGACCGCGCCGAAGCGGATGCTGCAGATGCGCGCCTTCGCCTTCGCCGCCCGCGACCTGTTCGCCGACGCGCTCAAGGGCATCAAGTCGATCGAGGAAGTGCGTGACTACCCGGACGGCGAACGCATCGAGCGCGACATCACGCCGGCGCCGGCTGCAGCTGCGGTGGCGGCCCCGGCGCGCCCGGCCCTGGTCGAGTGCACGCCGGAGAAGTTCGCCGAGAACACGTCGGCCTGGCGCGAAATGATCCTGTCGGGGAAGAAGACGCCGGCCGCGCTGATCGCGATGTTGAGCACGAAAGCCATCCTCACCGAAGACCAGAAAAACACCATCGACAGCTGGGCCCACGAAGGCGAATAAGGAGAACACCATGGCAACTATTCACGACCTCATCCAAGGCAGCCCCGAGTGGGCAGCATTCCGCCTCGAACACCGCGGTGCCAGCGAAGCGGCGGCCATGCTGGGTCTCTCGCCGCTGGTCAAGCGCACCGAGCTGCTGCATATGAAGGCCACGGCCACCGCGCAAGAATTCAGCGAGTGGGTGCAGAAGTACATCCTCGACTATGGCCACGAAGTGGAAGCGCTGGCGCGCCCGCTGGTTGAAGACCTGATTGGCGAAGACCTGTATCCGGTCACCTGCTCGGATGGCCTGCTGTCGGCGTCTTGCGACGGCCTGACCATGGCCGAAGACGTCGCCTTCGAACACAAGCAGTGGAACGAGGCGCTGGCCACCGCAATCCGGGCCGGCCAGCTGCCTGACGAATACGTGCCGCAGCCGCAGCAGATCATGATGGTGACCGGCTGCAGCCGCGTGGTGTTCGTGTGCTCGGACGGCACGCCGGATAATTTCGTGTACCTGGTCGTGACGCCGGATCCGGCCTGGCAGGAACGCATCCGCGCCGGCTGGGCGCAATTCGAAAAGGATCTGGCCGAATACCAGTACGTCGAAGTGCTGCCGCCGGCGGTGCCGGCCGCCGTGCAGGACCTGCCGGCGCTGTCTATCCGCGTCGACGGCCAGCTCACGTTGAACCACAACTTGGTCGTGTTCGGCGAGCGTCTGAACTCGTTCATCGCCGAGATCGACACGAACCCGAGCGACGACCAGGCCTTCGCCGACGCCGAGCAGGCCATCAAGGTGATGGAGCGCGCCGAGACGGCGCTAGGCGCGGCCGAAGCCTCGGCGCTGGGTCAGGTGTCCGCCGTCGACGACATGGTGCGCACGGTTGCCAGCTACAAGGAACTGGCGCGCCGGACCCGCCTGATGCTGGAAAAAGTCGTGAAGGCCCGCAAGGAGACGATCCGCGTCGAGATCCACCAGGTGGCGAAGGACAAGGCTGCGGCGCACATCGCGGACCTGAACAAGCGCCTGGGCCGCCCGTACATGCCGGCCGTGGCCGTGGACTTTGCCGGCGCCATGAAGGGCAAGAAGACCGTGACCAGCCTGCGCGATGCGGTCGACACCGAGCTGGCGCGCTTCAAAATCGAGGCGAACGCCGTGGCCGACCTCATCCAGATCAACCTGGGCCTGCTGCGCGAACTGGCCAGCGCCCATGCCTTCCTGTTCGCCGACACGGCATCGATCGTGCTCAAGGCGGCCGACGACCTGACCGCGCTGATCAAGTTGCGCATCGCCGAGCACGATCGGACCGAGGCGGCCAAGGCCGAAGCGCTGCGCGCCAAGATCGCCGAGGAGGAGCGCGTGAAAGCCGAGGCGGCAGAGCGCGCGCGTGTCGCCGCCGAGACGAAGCGTCAACTGGACGAACAGGCTGCGGCCCTGGTCGCATCGCGCGCCCAGCAGGAGGCGGCAGAGCGAGTCGCGGCGGCGGCGCAGCTGGAGGCCGACCACGCCGAAGCGCTGGCGATCAACGCGGCCGGCCACTATTTCAGCGACACCACGAAGCGCGACGACGGCATGCCGATCATGTGCAACCCGAACGGGTCACGCAGCATCTTCTGCGACGTCGACGAGGACCACGGCACGTTGCCGCCGGCCGCAGTGACGCCGATCGACGCCGCGCGTGCGCCGGCCCCAGTCGACGAAGCCATGCTGCGCCTCGGTCAGATCAACGAGCGCCTGGCGCCGATCGCGCTGACCGCCGAAGGCCTGGCGCGCCTGGGCTTTGCGCACGCCATGACCGACAAGTCGGCGAAGTTGTACCGCGAATCCGATTTCGTGCGCATCTGCGCGGCGCTGCAGCGTCACCTGGTCGTTGTGTCGCAGGCGAGGGCAGCATGAAACGCACCTTCGTCCTCGCCCACGACCAGGCCCGCAACAATGCCGCGCGCTTCTGCATGGACGCACCGGCGGGCTGGATGGTCGTCGTGTCGGAGCCGGCCAAGAAGCGTATCCAGGAAGAGAAGTACCACGCCATGATCGGCGACATCGCGCGCCAGGTCGAGCACATCGGCCGGAAGTGGGACGCCGACGACATGAAGCGCCTTCTGATCGACGAGTTCGCGGACGAAATGCGCGCCGCCGGCACGCCGCTGCATCACGACGGGCGCGTGGTTCCCAGCCTGGATGGGCGCCGGATCGTGCAGCTCGGCATCCAGTCGCGCGACTTCCACGTGAAGGAGGCTGCGGCCTTCATCGAGTTCCTGTATGCCTTCGGCGCCGCGCGGGAGGTTCGCTGGAGCGCACCGACGTGATGGACCCAGCCCGCATCCAGTTCGCGCAGCAGGAGCGCCCGCTGATCGAGGACGACGACAACCGCGGCCTGAACTGCCATGGGTGCCTGTTCAACCGCCAGCCGGCCCGGGTTTGCTTGCAGGCAGCCGCCGAAGCGGTGCGGCGCGGCCTGCGGGACTGCGACGCGGTCGACCAGTTCGGCGAGGTCGTGATCTACCTGGCCACGGATACGGACCCCAGACAACTGGATTTATTGGAGAACGTGAGATGACGAAACAGACGAGCAACGTCGGCCCATCGGCCGTCCAGATGATCGCCGATCGTGAGCGAGCCATCAAAAAAATTCTGGCACTGCTCGCCCGCAAGCGCGCAACCGTGGTCGAGGTGCAGGCCGAAATCGGAATGAGCGAGGACACGACCTACCGATACCTGCGGATCATGGCAGAGGCCGGGCAGGCGCACCGCACCGACGAGATGGTCGGCAAGCGCTTCCTGTGGGCGTTGGGGGCGAAGCCAGTCCAGGCGGACCAGCCAAAGCCAGCCCCGGCGTTCGCTGGCGCCAGGATAGTGCCGGCACGCCAGGTCGGAATGAAGCGGCACCCGCAGGATGTCGCGTTCTTCGGGCCGGCGCGGGGAGATGCCGCATGAAGCGCGACCTCATGACGATGGCCCTGGACCTGGGCCATGAGCTGATCATCGACAACTTCGCCGGCGGCGGCGGAACCAGCACCGGCCTGGAGGCTGCGTTTGGCCGCCCGGTCGACATCGCGATCAACCACGATCCGGAAGCGCTGGCCATGCACGCCATTAACCACCCTCACACGAAGCACCTGTGCGAGAGCGTCTGGGACGTCGACCCGATCAAGGTCACGAACAACCAGCCGGTCGGCCTGGTGTGGCTGTCGCCGGACTGCAAGCACTTCAGCAAGGCCAAGGGCGGCAAGCCGGTCGAGAAGAAGATCCGCGGCCTGGCCTGGGTGACGCTGCGCTGGGCGGCGAAATGTAAGCCGCGCGTGATCATGCTGGAGAACGTGGAGGAGTTCCGGACCTGGGGGCCGCTGAAGCGCGTCGTGGTCGGCGGCGAAGAGGTTTGGATGCCGGATCCGGCCAAGAAGGGCAAGACCTTCGAGAGCTTCGCGCGCCAGCTGGAGGGCCACGGTTACAAGGTCGAGTTCCGCGAGCTGCGCGCGAGCGACCACGGCACCCCAACGATCAGAAAGCGCCTCTTCATGGTCGCCCGGCGCGACGGCCTGCCGATCCGCTGGCCAACCGCCACGCACGGCGCGCCGGACTCCCCGGGTGTGCGCGCCGGCCGCCTGCAGCCGCACCGCACCGCGGCGGAATGCATCGACTGGTCGCTGCCGTGCCCAAGCATCTTCGGCCGCAAGCGCCCACTGGCCGACGCCACACTGCGGCGGATCGCCAAGGGCATCATGCGCTACGTGGTCGACGCGGCGGATCCGTTCATCGTCAACACCGCCAACAGCAAGACCACCGGCAGAGGGCCCAACGTGTGGCCGGGCGACGAGCCGGTGCGCACGGTCACCTCGGCACCGGGCTTCGCCGTGGTGTCGCCGACGCTTGTCCAGGTCGGCTACGGGGAGCGCGAAGGCCAGGCGCCGCGCGCGCTCGACATCGAGAAGCCGCTCGGTACCGTTGTCGCCGGTTCGTCGAAAGCCGCCCTGGTGACCGCGTTCCTAAATGAGCATGCGAACGCGAGCAACCAGCGCGTGATGCCGGCGGACGAGCCGCTGCGCACGATCTGCGCCCAGGTGAAGGGCGGGCACTTCAGTATGGTCTCGGCCGCGCTGGTCGGCGTTGGCGGCCGCGCTGGTGACAGCCGCCCGCGCGCCGCAGACGAGCCAACGGCCACGATTACTGCAAAAGGCGACACAGCGATCGCGACGGCTTTCCTGGCCAAGCACTACACGGGCGTGGTGGGTTCGGACCTGAGCGAGCCGATCGGCACCGTCACCAGCACCGACCACCACAGCCTCGTGACCGCGCACGTGACGAAATTCCGTACCGGCTCGACCGGCGCCGACCTGGCCGAGCCGCTGCCAACGATCACCGCCGGGCCCAAGGAAAACCCGGCCGGCGCGCCGCACGCCCTCGGTATCGTCACAGCGCATATCCAGCGCGACATGGGCAAGAGCGTCGGCCACTCCGCCGCGGCGCCGCTGGCGACCGTCACGGCCGGCGGCGGAGGCAAGTCGGCCTTGGTGTCGAGCCACCTGGTGAAGCTGCGCGGCACCAGCACCGCGGCCGGCGCCAACGAGCCGTTGCACACGATCAGCGCTGGCGGCCAGCATCACGCCGAGGTGCGCTCGTTCCTGCTGGCCTACTACGGCACCGACCAGGACCAGGCGCCCACCTCGCCGCTGGCCACTATCACCAGTCGGGACCGCTTCGGCCTGGTGACGATTCAGGGCCAGGATTACGAGATTGTCGACATTGGCCTGCGCATGCTGGCGCCGCACGAACTGTACCGCGCTCAAGGCTTCCCGGCCGGCTACATCATCGACGAGATCCCGGACCCGGCGCGCCTGTTCGTGGACGGTCATCAGGTGGAGGGCAACCCGCTCGCGCTGCCGCGCATCCCGCTGACCAAGTCGGCCCAGGTGCGCATGTGCGGCAACAGCGTGTGCCCGCCGCTGTCCGAGGCGCTCATCCGCGCGAATTTCGCGCACGAGCAGGAAATTGCCGGAATCGCAGCTTGAATAACTAAATAACGAGGACACCATGAACAAAATCGACCCCTGCGCCACCATGCGCAACAACCTGATCGCCGCCGCGCTGGGCCTGCAGCAGTGCACCAAGACCGCCGCCAACATCGTGCCGCTTCCGGGCACCGAGCGCTTTATCGCCATTGGCACGTCGGCAGAGATCGCCCAGGTGCTGCCGAAGGATGATGGCTCGCCGGCGGCCCCGAGTGCTGCAAGTATCGAAGGGCCGACAGACCAACAGATTTTGCTGGCAATGCGCCCCGATCTGGACATGGGAGATGGCGGCTTTCTCGGCGACACATACCCCGAGCTTGTCGTCGCCGCTGGCCGCGCCCTTCTCGCCACTCAATCAGCGAAGCAAGGCGCCCAGCCCTCGCCTCGCGCGCCAACCGACATATCGGCCAGGCTGCGCGAATACGCAAGCAACCCTGGCTACAGCCACAACGATTATGCCGACACCATGAGGATTGCGGCCGATGAGTGCGAGCGCTTTTACGGCGGCATGCTGGCTTGGAAGCAGACCGCCGAGAAGAAGGACCGGGATTGGGCCGCCGAGCGCACCGCGCGCATCGATGACCGCTGCATAGCGCGCGCCGCATCCCAGGCAGCGCCCGAGCAGGCCGCCCAGGTGCAGGCCGATGCGCGCGACGCCGAGCGCTACCGCTATCTCCGTGGGCATGATGCATCCCTAGAAACCCAGCAGCGCGACAAGGGCATTATCAACGGTCCATCTTGCTACCACGAAGTCGAAGGCATCTCCGAATTGAAGTGGGGCGTTGATCTGGACAGCGCTATCGATGCGGCCATGAAGTCGAAGCGCGCAGCTAGCACTGATGGCGATCAGAAAGGCGGTGCGTGATGGCCTACTTCGCCGTGATTCAGCGCGGGGATCTGCTGATCCCCATCATCAAGGGCGGCGACGGTCCTGATGCCGAGTGCTTGGCAACCTGGCCGACGCGGAAGCTGGCCGAGGAAGGCGCCGATGGCTGCCTGCTGGCTCAAGCCTACCCTGCTCTCATTTTCGATATGGACGACGCGCAATGAACCAGACCATCAACACCGCCCAGCCCATGAGCAAGGAAGCATGGATCGAGGCAGCCACCGCGCTGCTCCTTCCGTACATGCCGGACGGTACGCGAGAGTATGCAGAAAGCCTGTACCAGACTTTCGTTATCGATTTCGATGATCCGGACTGCACGCCGGCCGAAGCCGTCGACGAAGACTTGAGCAACTGGGGAGACTGAACCATGACGACCACCAACACCACCGCCAGCATCGACCTGGCACAACTGGACAAGCTGCACGTCGAGTGCCGCGAATGCGGCAACTGCGGCCACGTCGGCATCAACGATTCGAGCGACACACAGGCCGCATGCCACAACTGCGACTGGACCGGCGCGGAGCCATCGGAAGACCATTGCCCCGGCTGCGCGCAGACGAATTGCATGGGCGCGGCATGCCCGAAGTGCGGCGCGCTCTACCAACTGCTGGCAGATACCGTTCTCGCCCGCCGCTCCCTTACCAGTGCAGCGCCCGCCGAGCAGATCTGCGAGAAAAACCACGGGCACCCCCACGACTACAGCTTGCGCGACGATGGCACCTGCGCGTGGTGCGGGCACGATGAAGAGTCGGCCGGTGCCGCTGCAAAGACCGATCATGCGCCAATTGACACGTACGAGTTTGACCAGACGGGCGTGCCAACTCTCGACAAGCATGGCGATTGGGTAAAACTCTCGGATCACCTTGCCGCCATGTCGGCCAGCGCAGCAGGTGCAGGAAGCGCACAGCCCGCAGCACTGGGCGAGCAGCTTTGCCCAGCCTGCCAAGGATCAGGCGAGGGCTTGATGATGGAAGGTGCCGGACCAGATGCTTATGAAGTGCCTTGCACCTGCCCGTATTGCAAGGGATCGGGTGGCCTGCTGGATGCTTATAACGGCCTAGTCGAACTGCTGGCAGCCGAGCGCGAAAAGTATCTGCAACTGTGCGGTAAGGAGTTTTGGGCCAAGTCCGCACCGAACACCCAGCAGGCAGGAGCGGCGGCATCCAGCCGGGAGGCTGCACCACTGGACTGTCGTACCCCTGCTGGCGTGACGGTCGGCCTGATCGACGGCATCATCGCAATGGCTCGCGTTTTGCGGCAGCGCGATCTTTCGGCGCCTGATGTAGTCGAGGCACTGAAAGACATTCGCCAAGACGAGGATGTCGCAGCGCTCGCCCGCGCACCGCTGCCCGCTCACCCTGTCCAGGATGGCGAGAAGGATGCGGCACGACTGGATTGGCTGAATCAGAATTTCTTCAGCGATCAAAAAGACGAGTGGGACGAACGGCTGGCCCCCGACAGCATCAAGTGGAAATTCTTCGGCCCCATGAGCATTCAAGGCGACGTACGCCGGGTGATCGACGCAGCCATGGCCGCCGCTCAACAGGATGCGAAAGGAGAGAAGCCGTGACGTTCCTTTCGAGGCACGACCGCACCCAAGCGATCCTCGACGCCTTCCACAAGGCGAACGGGCCTTGCTGTGCTGGTTGCGACTGGTGGCGTTGGCATAACGCCCTGGTCGGCGAGTGCATCCGCACGCAGCCGGTAGCCGGCGTCGAGCGCTTCGCAATGCTCGGCATAACCGGCTCCAGCTTGGCGCCGGAAGCGGGCCACATCATGACGCCGCGCGAGCACGTGTGCGGCGAGTTCAAGGACGAACAGAAGGAGCCACCCCATGCCTGACCACCAGACCAGCCCTGTGGGCGAAGATGCAGAGCGCGCGGCGTTTGAAGCCTGGGCAAAGAGAGTTGGCTTGAGTTTAGATGTCAGCGCGATTGACGGGATGTTCATCGACCACTGCACAATTTCAGCCTACGACGCATGGCATGCTGGCCGCGCCGCTCCTACCCTGGATGCGTCAGGACTGCCTCCGCTGCCTGCGCCTGCGCACCGCGGCCCCGATGGAACTGGGTCTTATTTCGACAGTTGGACCGCCGACCAGGTCCGCCAGGCCCAGCGCGAAGCCCTGTATCAGGGGCGTGTCTATCAGCACAAGGTTGACCAGAAGATTATCGACCGCCTGCGCGAGACGGTTGCCGACCTCCGCGCCCAGGTGGCCAGCGAACGCCAGGCCAAGGAATACGAGCAGCGGCATGCAGTCGAGTCGGAAGCGGCTCTGGCCCAGGTTCAGGCTGCGCTTGCAGCCGCGCGTCAAGTTGGCAAGCACCTGTTCGACGCTGTGGCCGATGGCGCCGCTCCCACCCAGCCAAAAGCACAGGTAGGGGAGGGCCAATGATCGAACGCAAGACAATCCGCCGCAAGGGGCAGGCGCTGTTCTACGACGCCATAAACGACCGGCGCCGGCCGGCGTACGAGCGGCGCGGCACGGTGCCAGGCCAGGCGCCGCTGACCCGCGAGCAGCAACTGTTCGGCGAGCGCCGGGCGCATCCGAGAAAAAGGTAGGGAAAAATGGCAAGCACGCAACAAATTCAATCGCGGTACGTGACCCTGCAGGAATGGGCGGCGATGATGTTTTCGAAGGTGCCGCACGAAAGCACGCTGCGCCGCTGGGTCCATGACGGGCACATTCAGCCGCAGCCGCAGAAGGTCGGCAAGGCATGGCAGGTGAAGCGCGACGCGCGGTACGTGGACTGATATGGCAAGGAAGAGACTGGCGGTAAATCGGGCGTTGCCGCCTAACCTATACGTGAACACGGCCGGGTATTACTCCTACCGGGATCCGGAGAAGAAAACCCAGAAGGGGTTGGGCCGGGACCGGGCCATGGCGATTCGGGAAGCGAGGGCGGCGAACGCTGCGCTGGCCGGGCGCGAGCCGTCCTCGCTCGTCGACTGGGTGCTCGGCCGCACCGATTACACCCTGGCCGGCTGGCTGCCGGTCTACCGCGAATTGTGGGAGGCGAAGACCGAGCCGACGGCGAACACGATTCAGGGCGCGAAAACCCTGCTCAAGCGGCTGGCGGCGGCCGACATCGGGCAGATGCGCATGCGCCACGTCGAGACGGCGCATGTGGCGACCTACCTGGCCGAGTTCGAGAAGAGCACCGGCCCGGCTATGGCGCGCAACATGCGGTCGAAGCTGACCGACATATTCCGGTGGGCGGAAACCCAGGGCGTGATCGAGGTTGGCAAGAATCCAGTGGCGGCGACGTTCAACCCCGACTACAAGGTCAAGCGGGAGCGGCTCAGCCTGGAGCAGTTCTGGGCGATCCATGCTCAGGCATCAGTGTGGGCGAAGAACGCCATGCTGTTAGCCCTGGTGACCGCCCAGCGGCGGGACGACGTGGCCAACATGAAGTTCGCCGACTACAAGGACGGGTTCCTGCACGTGGCGCAAGGGAAGTCGGGCGGGGAAACTCGGCTGCAGCTCGACGGCTCGATCCGGCTGGCCAAGGTCGGCCAGTCCGTGGCCGAGGTGGTGGCCGGCTGCCGCGACCTCATCGTGAGCCGGCACCTGGTGCACCACGTCGAACGCTCCAACAAGACCAAGCCCGGCGACATGGTGCGGGCGCCGATGATCTCGATGGCGTTCCAGCGGGCGCGGGAGCTCGCCAAGATCGAAGCATCGGAGGGCCGGACGCCGCCGTCGTTCCATGAAATCCGCAGCCTGTCGGAGCGGCTCTACAGGGAGGAATTCGGGGCGGACTTCGCGCAGGCCATGCTCGGCCACAAGAGCGCGCAGATGACCTCGAAATACGACGATCTGCGAGGCGGCTGGAAGACAATCAAAGCTGTGTGATTTCGTAAAATATTGAACGAATTTCTGTAAAAATCAGAGAAAGCCTTTATGTAAAGGCGCCGTTTGAGGGCCTGATGCTTACATGTGATACAGATTCAGGGCAGTCGGCGCTGCATGGCCGCCACAAAGCCTGTAGATAAAGGGACAACCCATTTTCACGGCGAAGCGGGTGCGACCCGGCGCGGCGGCCGGGTCCTGTGCCGCGCCCCGCATCAT